CACCATATCTTATCAGCAGTCATGGTTGTTTCTATATCAAATACAACTTTATTAAAAGTCATCTGACTTTACCTCATTAAGTCTACCAGTATCTATATCATATCTTAAATCACAACAAGGACCAGTAATACCAGAGAATCTATTCTTTAATACTCTTATCCTAGTAGTGTTCCTAACTTCAGGGTCATCATTCTGTGCGTCTCTCTCAAGCCCAATAACCATATCACTTAGCTGTCCTATACTAGCTGAACCTCTTAATTGTGATAGTGATGTAGCTGCACCCTCTTCATGTCCTTTACCATCTGGTCTTCTCAAGTGAGATACTACTATCATAGATACTCCTGTCTCTTGAACAAGTGTTCTAAGTCTAGTCATAATTTCATCTAATGCTCTTCTCTCATCACCATGAGATTGGTCTGATACTATAATACTAACATGGTCTATAACAACATACTTACAATCTAAACCTTTAGCTAAGAACCTAACTCTTGAAACAATATTATCAATAGAGTTAGACCCAAAATGGTCAAACATATATACTCTACCAGTACCTACTGTTGCATTAAAATAAGTTTTCATTTCTTCATCACTTACATGAACATCAGGTAAATGTAATCTTTGATTAGCTTCAACACTCATCAAACCTTTTGAAGTTATGACTGGTGTTTCTTCTAACATTAATAAACCTATATTATCTTCTGTTGATTTTATAATGTGATGTACTACTTCTCTCATTACTTGAGTCTTACCTAGTCCAGACCCTGCTGTAAATGTGACTAACTCTGCAGGTCTTAAACCATATGTAATTTTATTTAATCCTTCAAATGGATATTGAACAAATGACTTAGTGACTGGTTTAAGTACATCATCTAGTAATGTATTAGCATTTATAATTCCATCAGGAGCAAATTTCTTAGCATCCCAAAAACTTTTATTATATATTTGTATTTTGTTTTGTGATAAACAATCTGAAGCATCTTTTAATCCTTCAGGTAAATGCATTATCTTACATTTTCCTGGAGAAAATAACTCTGCAACTTTCATAGCACCTTCTCTACCATGCTCGTCATTATCAAAATTTATAACAACATTATCAAAATTATTTTCAAGCCATTCTAAACTAGCTTTAATATCTTTTACTGCTGAAGTAATTCCATTCTTAATACTAACTACTGGAGTGTGGTATGTTCCTTTCAACATCATTTGATAAGAAGATAAAGCATCTAACTCACCTTCAGTTATTATACAATATTTATTTTTAGAAAAAAGATGTTGACCAAACAAGCCAGAGTCTTTTGTATTACCTTGTATACTAAACTCTTTTAACTTTGTATACCTAGTCTTTGTTGCAATCTTTGCACCTTGAGTATCATGGTATGGATAGTAATGACTAATGATTGTACCCATGTTATCCATCTTAACTGTGACACCAAACTTCTTACAAGTATCTTCAGAAATATTTCTATCTATAATTTCTGCATAGTTAGAATCTTTCATGAAGTCTTTTACTTCATATTCATTATTACTTTTTGTTGTTGTTGGTTGTAATTCCATATCGTATTCCTTTATAAATTGTTGACATGAAAAACAATAAGCTGAATTGTCTGCGTTAACAGATACTGCATCACTACTAGAACATAGTGGACAGGGTAAATGATATTTTACAAAACCTTTTTTATTTATTTCTTCCATTGTCGCCCTTTGTTAATTTAATTTTGTCCAAAAAAAAGGAGTGGCAATTTCTCGCCACCCCCTCGGAGTAAGAAAAAATGAAAAACAAATTTCATTTTACTGTTGGATAGTACTAAAAATCATCCTTGATGTCAACACCACCTGAAGAATTTTCTACTTCAAAATCTTCTCTTGGTGTATATTCTATTAAGTCAATGACTTGTACAGCTTGTAAATCTAAACCCATTCCCTTCTTACCTTTGAAGTTCCATTCGTATGGTTTATACATTACTTTAACTTTACTTCCATTACCTACTATTTTATCTAGTGGGTTCTTAGAAGCATCAACTAATTGTGGTTGAGTATTTTTATCACCATTAGCTTTCTGTACTTTTCTTTTGAATCTTACTATATTAGGAATAGTCTTCTCATCAATAGTAGTTTCGCCAAGTGCAATGCCTTGTTCTTTTAATTCATTAGCTGACTTGTCGTCTACTGCTAAATCAATTCTCCACATAGGTTCAAACTTTTCGTTTGGTCGTGTCAGAGAAGCCCAGTAAGCTGTGCCTTCAATTATTGCCATATGTATTTCCTTTGTTATGTTTGTTAATTGTTATTGTTTTACTATCATACTTCATCATCTTTGTCAACACTTGGTTCATCTTTTTTTTCCAAGAGTTCTTCTATCTTTTTATCAATGTTTAGTTTAATAGTTTGTTTTTTGTTTAGCTTTTCCTGAAGTTCACCTATCTTAGAACCCATAGATTGAATATCATTATTAGCTTGTTCTAATTGTATTAGAATCTGTTTAATCTTACTATCTTTTTGATTGATAGTATCATTTAATTCTTGTTTCTCTTTTGTTAAATCAGAGATTGTAGATTTATATTCTTTTAATAAAGTTTTATCTGTCATTAGTCTATGCCCACAATTATTTTTTTAATAATACTAATTGGAAAATTTTTAACTTTTTTATTTGGGTTGGTACTACACCCTTGAATAAAAACTAAAATTAAAAATAGTACAATTATATTTTTCATTATTATATAGAATAACATCCTTCATTAAATAATTCTTTTATTGGAATTACTACACACTTTGATGCTCTATAATCTCCTATGTTTTTAGTGTGTGTTTTTTTATATTTCTTAACTATCTTTCTTAATCTTGATACTCTAAATACTAACATACAATGTTCTTTACCATTCAGTTCTAATATATGAAACCACCATTTAGATTCTGTCTTGTCTATGCCTGAAGGTTTATCTCTATACTCATACTCAATAGCAATGTTGCCTGTCTTTCTCCACCAACTTCTTTCAGTTTTAATCTCAACTTTACTTCCTTTAAGTAAGTCGGCTACTCTTTTCTCTCTTATCTGTCCATACTCTAAGTCTATATCAAACTTAGTATTCTTTCCTGTACTCATTAATATTGTTCCTCTTGATGAAAGCTACAAATATAATGGGTTAAAAACTTATTAAGATTTTTATTCTTAAATAGTTTCTTAGCATTAGCTTTATCTAACTGTTGAAACTTTCTGATTATAAATGTTGGTTCTAAGTTTGCGTAATCGCATATCTCACAGAAGTGTGAGTCATCTTTTGAAAACCAAGACTTTGCTTCTTGGATTATTTGTTTTCTTTTATTACCCCATGCATGAATATCTACATCCAATGCATCCATAATTGCTCTTACAATTACACTTCGATATAATAAAACATCTGGTGTTATCGCCCTGCCTTCGCCTTGTCCTGCGTTTATACTACTGTTCAATATCATATTTCATTTTATCGAACACCTTGTCTATTAAAGACTTTTTATTTCTCTTCACAATCCTCAAGTGAAACTTTTTTGTTAGTAGATTTTTGGCTATTGGATTTTTCAATCTTATCTTTAAATGTTTTTTCATCTATCTCTTCTACTGTATGTCTAGTTTCTTTTACTTGTTTATTAATTATGTTTGAGTAAGGACTCCAATTTAATTTTTCTAAATCTTGTAGTGTTGTACCTGAATTATAATAATCTTCAACGCATACATCCACATTGACCCAAGTTTTTTTTAAGAAAAATTTATTGCTCATATTGTTATGTCCTATAATTAAGTTATGTTGGATAAAAGGTTTATGTCTTTCTTTAAAGACAGTATCTCTATTATACATTATAACTTTTGCTTTAACAACCTCTCTAAAAAATAAATATTATGCAATAATATCAATGGTTTAAAGAGGATTAGGTGTTGCCTTTCTAGTGTAAGTTGTATTAATCTTTTCTGTTTTTAAATGTTATTTCAACATGACAATCTTTATGTCCATAATCACCATGCCATGTATCTTCTAACTCTTCTAACAATCTTATTAGTTCTTTACCTCTGATACATTCATCAGAAGTTAACATATGTTTTACTGTTTCATCTTTACTTTCTTTACCATTTTTCCATGTTGTTCCATATGAAAAAATTTTATAACTATCTATGTGCATTAATATATCTCCTTTGATAATGACTTCATT